TTAATCGCGTGATTGAATGCGCTATTCAACTACATAGTGTATGGGAAAAAATGGGAGCCGATATTACTACATATACTATAGAAGAATTAGTATTTGCTGCTATTAATCATGATTTAGGTAAAATGGGAGATGGTGTTGAATATTCTCATATACCCTCTAAAGATGAATGGAGAAAGAAAAATATGGGTGAAATGTATCAATTTAATAAAAAAATTGCTTATATGTCAGTTCCAGATAGATCATTATTTTTACTATCCCAAGCGGGTATTAAATTAACATATAATGAACATTTAGCAATTAAATTACATGATGGTTTATACGACCCTGCAAATGAGTCATATTTTAAAAGTTATATGGTTGAAACAAAACCAAGAACATCTTTAATTTATATAGTACATCATGCAGATATGATGGCAGCAAGAATTGAATTTGAAAAAGAATGGCTTCCTTCATTAAAAAATGGATTGGATAAGCCAAAGAATAATTATACATTGAAGTCAAATAAAAAGTCACCTATAAAAAATAAGGCATTAGGTACTATTAAAAGTGAAGGACTTAAAAATTTATTTGATAATTTATGATAACAACAATAATAATATTAGCAATAATAGTCGTAGTTTTAGGATTTACGACTATTAATTTATTACGTAAGAATGAAAAACAAGAAGATATTCTATTAGGATATCTTAAATATTTAGATAAAATATCTAGAGTAATCGAGGTTTCGGATGAAAAAATTAAAAAAGTAGATATTAAGGGTTCATTTGAAGGAGACGATGAAATAGGGCATTTCTTTAAAACAATTAAACAAATCCAAGAAGTTCTTAATGATTTTAATATTAAAAAAATCTAAAGATAAATGGATTATATAATTGAGAAAAATAAAAAAGAAAGAAAAGGACGAGTATATTTTTCTAAAGAAACAGAAGCAGCAATAGTAAAATATAATGGATTAGATTCTGTTAAAGATGCAGATGAAAGAAGTGATATATATCAAGACTATATACATTATCCTTTTTTTAAACTTACTCAAAATATAATTCATACTTTTAAATTTTATTATACCGAAGTTGAAAATTTAGAGCATCTTCAACATGAATTGATAACTTTTCTATTGTCGAAAATCCATTTATTTAATCCAGCTAATGGAGCTAAAGCATATTCTTATTTTGGTACTATTGTAAAAAGATGGTTAATAGTATATAATACTAAAAATTATGGTAAAAAAATAAAAAATATTCAAATAAATGATTTAGCCAATTATTCTAATTTGGACTCAACAGAACCAGGATTTATGGCATCTTCAAAAATGGATGAAAATATAGATAAAGTTATAGATAGTCCTTTTGAGGGTGATGAGTTATCTAATCAGGGGTATAAATATGAAGATAAGTTATCTATTTTTATAGATCAATATGTTGAAGAATGTACAGAAAAAATATATGAAATATTTCCTAAAGGTAATGATGCTAAAATAGCAGATGCTATATTAGAGTTATTTAGAAAAAGAGATGCTATTGATGTATTTAATAAAAAAGCGCTTTATATTTACATAAGGGAAATGATTGATGTAAAAACCCCAAAAATTACTAAAATTGCTAATGTTTTATATGACATATTTAAGAAAAAATATCTATTTTACTTAGAACAAGGATACTACTCTACCTCAAAGATTTAATTTTTTTATATTTATAACCAAAATTATGAGCCAATTAGATTCAGTTATTTTTGGAGAGAAAAAATTCTCGGATATTTTAGAAGAAATATATACAAACCAAAAGAAAAAATCAGAGCAAGTAACAGCTTTGATATCAGAACTTAAACCTTTAATTCAAGAAATAGGTGATGCTACTCTTATAGTACCCTTAATTAAAGAATATATGGAAATTGGGGTAAAAAATGATGATGCCTTAATTAAAATGGCTACTATTATACAAAGAGTAGTTAATAATTCTAGTGAAGATGGAGGGTTAGGAATAACAGATGATGAAAAAGATGCATTATTAGCTGAGATGGAAAAAATACAATCTATTAAAGAAAAATAAAATTACTAATTAATGGTTTTTAATTATAAACAAAATAGTAATGCTAGTTTTGACTCTTCTAAAGAATCAAATGGCCCTATGGTGTATGCAGCACGGGTTAGAAAGACTATACTTGAAGGTGAATCTCAACCTGATGTATTTAAAGAGTTAGGTGAATATCAATCTATAGGTGGTATATTTTATAGCTCTTTAAACAATCCAAATCCTAGTAAAAGTTATACTTCTGATAATTTTGCTATACCTTTATTTCCTAATATGTCAAACGTTCCATTAGAAAATGAAATTGTTTATATAATTAATTTACCTAGTAATAATGTTCAAATTAATGTAAATAGTATTACCGAATATTATTTTCAACCTATCAATATATGGAATAGTATTCATCATAATGCAATCCCAGATCCTTTAAGACCAAATATATCATCAGCTCCAGATTATCAACAAATAGAAGGGGGGTTAGTAAGACAAGTAACAGATGGTAGTACAGATATAAATTTAGGTAATACATTTAATGAAAAAATAGATACTAGAAAACTACAACCCTATGAAGGTGATATAATATATGAAGGTAGATGGGGTCAATCATTAAGATTTGGATCTACAGTAGCAGGAAGTATAGTACCTAATCCCTGGTCTAATGTGGGAAGGAATGGAGATCCTATAATGATAATAAGAAATGGTCAACATGAAGAAGATAAGGATGCTTGGATACCTCAAGTAGAAGATATTAATACTGACCCCTCAAGTGTTTATTTAACATCTACTCAATTAATTCCTATAAATGCAGCATCAACAAGTTATTTATCTTATTTTTCACCTCCAATTGCAACTAATGAATATAATGGGGAACAAATTGTTTTGAATTCCGGTAGATTATTATTAAACTCAAAATCAGATTCAATATTATTAAGTTCATTTAATTCTATAAATCTAAATTCTATAAATAGTGTTAACATTGATTCTAATGCAGTGTTAGTAAATTCTAAAAGTATAGCTTTAGGTAATAAAAACGCATCTGAACCCTTAATTTTAGGAAACAAATTTTTAAAAGACTTTGAAGAATTATGTAAAAATATTAACTCATTTGCTGATGTATTTCAAAAAAATACCATTGGAGGACCAGGTAATATTTCAGCTCCTATATTAGGTTTAGCAATACCCTCAATACAACTAGCTAATATATCAGCAAAAATGCTTAGTAATATTAAACAATATAAATCTAAAACAACAACTACTAAGTAATGGGGGCACAAGCTAAAATAATGTTTAAAGCTATAGTTAAAGTAGCTAAAAGTTCTGGAATACTTGATAAACAAATAAAAAAAATAGAAGATAAAGTACTTGATCAAGGTTTAAAGCTTATAGAAGAAGCTGGAATTGATCCAACGTTACTACCTATTGATATAAGATCAGTACTAAGAGGTGAAAACCCTAATTTTGATGCAAATAAATTACTAGATCCAAGAGTAATTTGTGCTATGCCTCAATTAAGTCCTCAATCTAAAGAAACAACAACAAGAACAATTAATAATGCTCGATTAGAAGTAGAAGATATATATCGAACAACACAAGCTATAAAAGAAACAACTATAGCACTTACTAAACCAATAATGGACTTACAAACATCTACAGCAGGTTTAGCTGACTCCGTTGAAGCTACTAGTAATGTAATCCAAGCTTTAAAAATATTACCTACACCAACAGCAGTAGCTGGAGTTGGTGTCCCAGCAGGTTTATTAAATACTTTTTCTTCAACATTAGCAACTTTATCTGATTTAGTAAAAGCAGCAGCTGTTGATGTAAGACAAATACCTACGGCTTTAGGAATAATGACTGGTACTGTTAACTCTGTAATTGCTTTATTAAATGGTTTAAATCAAATACTTGATCCTTTTTTAAAATTATTAACAATGGTTAAATCTGTAGTAGATTTACAGGACCAATGTCCTCTTTTAAATCAATCTTCTATAGATAATCTTAAAGCAGAATTATTATCTAATATTCAAGGTAATTTAGCTCAAGCTAATTTACTTGCCGGTATTACAGATGATATAGAAGAAAGACTTCAATTAAATTCATCAAATCCTTATTTCTATAAAAGTTTTCAATTTATATTAGAAGATGAACCAGATAATCCATATTTTTTACCATCAAGGAGAATAAGATGTTTTAGAGCAAATTCTACTGGTTTTAATGATGGGCAAGATGGTGGTGGTAGTGTAACAATATATAATGTTAATGAATTAACAAATCCCAATTTAGAACCAGAGTCATATTCATATGCTAGTAGCTTACTGGTATTAATTGCTGAAGCAAAATTTGCAGTAGATACCTATACTAATAATATTACTTTATTTATGGCTCCTTTATTTAGAGATAAAGCTGTTAAAACATCAGATGGGTATATTAACCTTGCAGATGCAACTTATGAAGAATTACAACAATATGCTATTCAATTTGGTTATGATAGTGTAGAGGCATTTGTAGATGACCCAGATTCTCCAGTAAACACCTATCAAAGTTTACCTAATTATATAGTATATGGTGGAACTGTTGTTAATTTAAATAACTCTCCTACAGATATAGAATATGGAGCAGATGCTTTAGTTCAAGATAGTTCATATCAAGGAGGAACAGGTATATCTTTATCCTCTTATATCCAATCAGGTACAATACAAGTAAACCAACCTGTTAATTTAAGATTAAAAACTTTTGGGGGAACAGGTAATCCTATCCCTAATGCTCAAGGAGTACCTATTCCAAGATATACACAAGCATTACTAACAATTAAAAGATCAGCAGCTATACAAGATAATGTAAACCCTTTTACAGGTAGAATAGAAGGATTTGGGGATGGGGGAGCAGTTAATACTTTTGTTGAACAATATGGTCAAAATTCTTTAAGGATATTAGAAAATGTTAATACGACGGCTCAAGAAACTGGTACAGGTTTAGATTTTGGAAATCCAATATTAGTAAGTGCAAGTAATTATGATAAATACTACAATGATAGTGCAGATGCTATAGCAACAAATCAATCTTTAATTAGTGATTTTACAGCATTAAACGATACCTTAACATTTATGGAACAATTAAGATATGTGTATGATCAATGGTATGGTTTAGTTGAAGGAGAAGAAGAAGGAAATAGTTCAGACAATATAAGAAAGGCAATAGATATTTTGTTTGCTAAATCACAACAGTTACTTTACAATGAAGATGTACTTATATTATCTAAAAGATTGTTTGGGAATAAACAAGAAAATTCTAATATTAGAACTGATGAATTTAATGAATTAGTTGAAGAATTGGGGGGGCAAATAGCTTTAGATATTAACCAAGATGCATTAGATGAAATTGATTCTACAGCATGGAAAATTATAGAAGGTATTCTATCTATTTTTTCATTTGGAAAAAACAAAGAAAATTCATTGTCAGAGAGAGAAAAAAAATTATTGGCAACAATAAACGAAAATTGGTATTGGACTGCTAGAAGAAATGCTGTAACAGAAGGGTTAACAAATGTAGAAAGTAGGGAATCGTCTGATAGACAAGGTGCTAAAGCAGCAACTATAAGTATGTTATATTATGGTTTAAGACAATTTACAGCTAAATTTCAAGAATTATATGGTAACAGAACCGAATATAATAACGGAGCTTGGGTATCACCAGCAACAGGACTTCCTTTAATTCCTGCTAATGTTAAAGCTGGTAATGAAGACATTACTATAGCATTAGAGTCATCTCAAACAGCGGCAGTAGGTCAAACTATTAACAAAATAGTAGGTGGATTAGAGGTATTAGGAACTTATACATATAATTTAGAAATAATTGATTCTAACCCACCAATAGGCGGAATAGATTTTAATTTTCCAACAAATGTTACAATACTTACAGTAGAAGATATAGAAGAATAAACAAATTTAATATTTATAAATAAAATGAAGACATCAGCACTAAAAACAATAATAAAAGAAGCCGTTAGAGAGGCTATTCAAGAGGAATTAAAAGAAATTTTGTTGGAAGCTGTTAAAACTCCAAAAGTTATAACACAACCAACTTATACAGCACCAGTGATGGAAAGTGTAGTACCATCAACTCCCCAAACACCAACAATGACTGCTGAAGCTAAAAGAGCAGCATATGAAAATATTTTAGGGGATACAGCATCTACTTTTACAAGTAATAATGCTCAATCATTCCAACCTCAAACTAATATGGATGTAGCAAATGGAACACTACCAGCAGGTGAAGTTGATATGAGTCAAATAGCAGGTTTAATGGGTAGATAATAAACAATGGCAAGAATAATAGATAATAAATTTCCAATTGATCTTACTCCTAGTGTAGCAGTAGGATTTGGGTTTCCTATAAATGGACCAGCCGTATTTGTTCCTACTTATACTACAAAAGAACAAACAAGATCTAATTTATTAAATTATTTATTAACTAATAAAGGAGAAAGAGTATTTAATCCTATGTTTGGTGGAAATTTAAGAAGTTTACTATTTGAAGGGATATTAGAAGCTACTCAAAATGAGCTATTATTAATGATACAAGATCAAATAGGACAATTTTTTCCTACTGTACAAATTGAAGAAATTAAATTCAATAATGATGAAGATAGAAACACAATAAATTTTATTCTAACATACCAAATAGTAAATTTTGGAGTAACAGATACACTTAACATAGAATTACAATAATGGCTAACTTAAAAAGAGACATAAGATATACTGATAGGGATTTTAATTCTATTAAAAACCAATTAATACAATACTCTAAAACCTATTTCCCTAACACATATAATGATTTTACAGAAACATCAACTGGAATGTTATTTATTGAAATGGCAGCTTATGTTGGTGATGTTATGTCTTTATATTTAGATAATCAAGTACAAGAAACATTTATACAAAAAGCAAGACAAAATCAAAACTTATATGCTTTAGCTTATTCTTTAGGATATGTACCAAAAGTAACAACGGCAGCTTCTACAATTATAGATTATTTTCAACAAGTACCAGCTATAATAAATAATGGAGTATATGTTCCAGATTATAATTATGCTTTATTAATACCAGAAAATACACAAATAACATCTACTCAAAATAGCAACATTCAGTTTTTAACAGAAGATGTAATAGATTTTTCAGCTTCAAGTTCATTAGACCCAACTATAGTATCAGTTTATCAAATTTTTAATGGTAATCCAACTTATTATCTATTAAAAAAATCAAGAAAGTCTATATCTGCTACCATAGAAACAACATCTTTTACTTTTACAAATGCTATAAAATTTGATACTGTAAATATAAATGATAATAATATAATAGGTATATTAGATGTATTTGATACTAATGGAAATCAGTGGTATGAGGTTCCTAATTTAGCTCAAGAAAGTGTTTACAATTCAATAAGAAATACAAACACAAATGACCCAAATTTTGTTGAAGATGCTGAAGTACCCTATTTATTAGAATTAAAAGCAGTTGAAAGAAGATTCGCAGCACGTTTTATAGACTCAGGTTCATTACAATTACAATTTGGTGCTGGTAGTACTAGATCAACAACAGAAGAAATTATACCTAATCCGGATAATGTAGGTTTAGGTTTACCATTTGAAAGAACTAAATTAACAACAGCATTTTCACCTGTAAATTTTGTATTTACAAATACTTATGGTATTGCTCCTTATAACACAACTTTAACAGTAAGATATTTAACAGGAGGAGGACAAACAGCTAATGTAGAAGCAGGTTCATTAACCTCTATTGACACCACAGGAGTTACTTTTGTTAACCAACCTATTGTTACAACTCCTACAGTAACTGATACTTTAGCAAATGCTATGTTTAATTCATTAGCATCAAACAATCCTTTAGCTGCTGATGGAGGTGGTGATGGAGATTCAGTTGAAGAACTTAGACAAAACTCATTAGGTAATTTTCAAAATCAATTAAGAACAGTTACTGCTCAAGATTATTTAGTTAGAGCATTATCGATGCCTGCTAATTTAGGTGTTATAGCTAAGGCACATGCTCAACCTAGTAAAATAGGTGAATATCAATCAGGTGAACTACCATCAGTATTAGATTTATATATTTTATCTTATAATGAAAATCGAAATTTAAGAGTAGCATCTAATACTCTAAAAAGAAATTTATCAACATATCTTTCAGAATATAGAATGATAAACGATTCTATTAATATAAAAGATGCTTATATAATTAATATTCAATGTAGTTTTGAAATTGTTGTTAATCCTAATTTTAATAATAGTGAAACATTAACTTTAGCTATAACAGGATTACAGGATTATTTTAATATAGATAATTGGCAAGTAAATGAACCTATTATACTTCAAAATATATTTATTTTATTAAGTAAAGTACCAGGGGTACAAATAGTAAAAAATATACGAATTAATAATTTAACAGGAGCAAGTTTAGGATATAGTGATTTTGCTTATGATACAACATCAGCAACTATAAATGAAGTAGTTTACCCATCAATAGACCCTATGGTGTTTGAAGTAAAATATCCTAATCAAGATATACTAGGTAAAGTAGTAGCAATATAATATAATAAAAAATG